CCAACTCCACCATATCTGCCAAACTGCCGTGTTTATAATTACTCCTTGGTCTGATCAAGGAGCGCCACACTTCGTCATTTCTCTTGATGGGCACATAAGTGTCATCAAACTTCGTAAGCCGATAACCTAGTATAGTATAAGGAGTCACCTCCCTTGACCCGAAACCCAGTTCCTTGCGGAATGTATCAGGGTAGTAACACTTACGTGTCTCGGGATCGAAGGTTATGCCAAATTTATTGCTAAGTTTCTGATACGCAGCTTGAACCACCTTGTCCACAGATGACAACAGTGTCTCTCTAGTCAGCTTCCCCTCCCTTGCCTGGGCTTGGAGTTTCTGCATAGGTACATTCCAGTACTCCTCCAACACATGAGTAATTCTTAGGGACTGATACTCATCGAAGTAAGTTGTTCCTGGTATGCCAGACCTGAGACCTGTTTTCAGCTGTAGAACGTGCTTACCCTGGTAAATGAAATTAGACACAACAGCTAAAGCTCCCGCTAAGCTAGTAATGGTCTTCCATTCACGAGGATACATGACGTCTCTAACATCTAAGTTTTCAGCTTGTGCCCACTTATCAAACTTCCAGTTTATATATCCGCTAAACCCGCCACGATCTCCTGTGGCAGATGGCGTCAAGGTAAAATCCATGCCCTTCACATCGGGGAATGAGCATACTGTCACGATTGTAATCTTGCCTTCTTCAAGCAACTCGAACCGAAACCGATATACTGCATCATCTCCGTAGCATAAAGCATGGAAAAATCTTGCATTACTGGAATAGTCTCCTAAGCAGTTAAGGAAGTCCCACAATTTCTGTGTACCTCCATGCATCCAGCTGTGTCCGATCATCGACCAAGATTTGGGGTCTTCTTGGTAGTTGACCTGCACGTTGCCCACCCGTTGCATCACCACTGAGAACAATGCGCTAAGGTGGAATGGAAAGCAGAAGTAGGGCCGAGTCTTAGGTTCGGCTCCCTCAACAGTCCGACCATAAACATCAGTACCAAAAACCTGTTCAGGCTTGTAGTAATCGACCTTATGTTTCAGCTGTGAGGTGAACCATCCCCTGTATTGCTCGAAAAGATGCTCCGCACCTTGCCCGTCCTTAAAATGCGTGAGAATGAAGTTCATGACGTTAACAGCCATACTCTGTGCCTCTACGTCACCTTTTCTAAGATTGGTGTACCTGTAGATGGTTTGGCCAGTATCAGTCGTCCGTCTGTTCCCTTCATTATCTAGCACTTCAGTCCGCTTGACATAGCCGGGACCTGCATCCGAAGTCCCGGTGAAAATGATATTTTCAAGAACGGCCTCTCCGTTCGTAAACTTAGTGAAATACGCAGGATCACTGTCCTTCCACACCCACCTTTCTTCTACATATCTGTAGAATTCTGGTCCAAAGCGATGCGTGATAGCCATATCACGCGTGTTTCTGATGCGTTGAAGCCTGTGGAAAATTCCTTTCGCAGACCCGCTGCAGACTATGGATTCGTT